AGTCATAAATTCGATAGATTAGAAGAATTGCTTGCAGAAAATCAAAGAGATTGTACAATGATTTTTTACATGTACAAGGAAGAACTTGAAGAACTCAAACGAAGATACCCTCACGCTCAAACATTAGATGATAATAATGCTGTTGAACGTTGGAATACGGGGAAGATTGAGTTGTTATTGGCGCACCCTAAGAGCGCAGGGCATGGACTGAATCTTCAGCATCACGGCAATAAGATAGTGTTCTTATCATTGCCGTGGTCATTGGAGTATTTTGAACAGGCAATCGGTCGTATTCACCGGAGTGGTCAGAAACGTGAAGTGTGGTGTTATATATTAATGACTGAAAATACTATAGACGAGCGCATTTATTCTGTCTTACAAGAAAAATGTACTTTATCTGAAATTGCGATAGGAGAACTTTCAAAATGAAATTAAGTTGGCGAAAACTAAATGAAGTATTACCGGATTTAGAAGAAGAAGAAGTGCTAACCCTTCTTGAGATGGAAAAAGTAGGTGCTAGACGTGCGATGGTTTTAATACGGCTACATCAACGTTTTTGCACCTTGAGGATGGCTAGAGAGCGCAATCAATTATTTGGAGAACAACAATGATCTTTTATAACTGTGAAGAATTAGAAGCTAAACTTTATAAAGCTAGAATGATTAACTTATATCTTACTATAGCGTTAATCATATCCTTAATGGTTAATGTAGCATCAGCAGAATCAATCAACTGCACAACTTTTGGTACTTTAACAACGTGTACTAATGGAATGACTATTAATAGAATGGCATTAGGCACAAATATTACTACACCTGAAATGCCGATCTTACCCCCAATGGAGCAAATAGCACCTGCTATGCTAGTTGCGCCATTTCCTCAAATTCAACCTATTGAGCCAATACCCGGCTTCAATAAGTAACTATTCAACTACTTCTTCAGCAGGCATCGCTTGAACTTGTGGGCCTGCTTGAAGTTGTATCTTTTGAATGACTGGAGCAACTTGGGTAAATTGACCAACACCTAACGCGTTCATGATGATGTTTAGTTCTTCTAATGACAATGACAATGTAATTTCGTTCATGATAATATTAAATTTGCTTCTTTATTTCTACGAATAGTAAGGCCTTTTAAGACCTTACCGCCTGCTTTATCCCAACGTTTGATTTCAATCGCTGCGGAAATCCAATCATTAGCATCTACTTTTTTCTTCAACGTTGAAGAAGTGTAATTGCCAATGCCTAAATTATAAACAAAATCTGCTATTGCAGCTTGTTTTTCCATATTAACTGTTGCTAGTATGGGGGAAGCCTTAATCGCTTGATTAAGCACCTCTAATGCCGTTTTAATTAAATCTTCATCAGCTTGGTTTTGAGTCCAAGTCATTCCTTCTTTGATACCTTTGGTTTGACCGTAACCTATCGTCCAAATCCCTGCTGGGCATTTATAACTGGTAAGTTTACATCCTTCTGACTCTTTAATTAACTTGATTAGTATCTCTAATGCCGACATTAACCTTTACCAAAAACGTATGCTATAACAGAGAAAATAGCGGCCACAGCAAAGACCACCCCTCCAAAGAAACCCTTGTTGTTTGCAGATTCTTTTTTAAGTTCATCGAGAGCTGTAAAAATTCTATCAGACCTTCTTCTGGAATCTTCAAGTTCTTTATGAAGTTCTTGCGTAAGTCCTTCAATCTTTTGTTCTACTTTAGCAACTCTACAGTTAAGGTCAAGGTCTGTCACGTTATTTCCTTTTAATCTTTTAAAACCAATCCTAATCCACCTGCAACTGCACTGGCAAGTATCAAAAGCTGATCTATAGGCTTACCTAGATAAATAAATACTGAACCTGCAATGGCTGTTGAAAGCCAAATAAGCCCACGTTTAGTTGATGCTTCTGACCAAATTATTTTCATGTTTTTATGATATACATCATTGCTACGTTTTTAGGACGGGTTTCTGTACCACCAGTAATGCCAGTTGTATTGGATTGAATATTTGCAACGCCTGATCCGGTATTATGTGTTCCTGACCATGTTTGAGCGCTATCACCGCCAGAATTACTTCCAAAAGAATTAGAAGTTCCATTATCTGTATGCGTATGTCCTGCGTCAGTATGAGTATGCCCTGGATCAGTAATTGGGCCGACTAAATCTGCTTGATAAGACCCTAAAACACGCCCTACATCCACACCAGCACTATCATCCCAACCTCGAACAAAATAACCTCTTAAATCAGGAAGGTTGAATGTCGTTGTGCTATCGCCTGCCCCGTATAAAATACCGCAGACACCAAACAGATTAACATAAGTCGTTCTTGATACGGCTGCGCCATTACATTCTAAGTACCCTAAAGGTACTACATTACCAGCGTAAGCAGCTACATGACCAATAGGCCCTGCTGATCCAGTTATGTTAATAGGCCAGTTAGCACCAAAATCAGTAGTATCTTGTGAAGCAGTAAAATTAACACCATTCCATCCCATGAAGATGTCAGTGTTAGATTGTGAAGTTGACGTGCCTGCAAACACATAAGGAGGTGCAAACGATGTCGGAGCGTTGACACCGTAGATGTTATCAAAGGTTGAGATAGCAGGGCCATTAGTTTCACCAACTAAAGGAGCGCCTTGCAATACCAACTTGTAAATACCATCTAACCAAATTTCACCGCCTGTTTCTCCTCTAGCGTTTAAAATTATAGGGTTAGGCCAAGGTGTTGTAGCAGCACCGTCTTGATAAGCAGTTAAAGGTGTCGAAGTGCCAGCCGCGTAGAACCAAATAAGACCACCATTTAGGAAAGTCCCATCATCGCTAAACTGAGCGTTTTGTAAAATCGGTGATAAGTAAGCTTGAGTCATTTCAATTCCTGTATCTATCTATTATAAAGATCAGCCATCAACGTGCCTGATCTACTTGGTAATAAAGAAGGTTGATCGTTTATTCCAGCAAATGCAGCCAAACCATTAAGCTTTCTAAAAGCAGCATGGCTAGATGCTTTTCTATATACTGATTCAGGAAATTGCTGACCTTCTCCAGCAGTTAAAACCGATTGCATTTCATTAGGTGTTAAGCCTGGAACCATTGAAGGTATATCACCATAACCCGTATCAACACTTATTTCACCTGAAAAACCACCTTCAGGTCTAGCTACTTCACCGTAATATCCAGTGCCTTTAGGCATCTTTGAATTATAACGATTACCATATCCATAATTAGGTTGACCGTTTTGCATACCTCGAACCATAGGGTTAGCATTAACTCTAAAATTCATCGGTGTAGCAGCTTGTTGAAATTGACTAGGCATATATGATTGCCTCATAGCAGCTAATCTATTGTATGCGTCATCTTCATTTTGACCTTGTAATAAATCGTATAATGATGCCATTATCTTCTACCTTGTTGTGCTGCGCCTGCTCCGACCGAACCTACATAAGGCCCCATCCGAGATAAACCTTGACCAACTGCTGATCTAATAGGCCCTGCTTCTTTTAATGATTGCTCAACCATTAATTTTTGAAGTTCAGGTGAATAAAATGCTTTACCACCAAAAAAAGTAGCAAGACCAGCAGGAATACCTGTAATGCCAGCACCTATCAATTCGTTAAGCCCTAATCGACCAGCAGAACCAGAATCAGGATACTTATTACCAATAATATCTTGTGCTTGTCTAGCAGATACTTGCATTGGCATTTGACCTTCAGCGTAGCCTGCGCGGTTTCTACCTCGCAAAGCTTGTAGAAGTGAAGCTGGAGTAGCCATTTCATGACCTACGCTTGATGTCATTGCAGTTTCCATACGTTTAACATCACGATATGCATTATCAGCAGCGTTTAATGCTTCAGCATAACGAGGATTTTGCATTTCCATCATTTGTTTTAATTGATTAGCCGCTTCTTTAGCTGCATCGCCAACGCGTCTTTCATCAGCAATTGAACTTTTACCATAACTTTCACCAACAGTTCGTAATTCAGAAAGCATTTCTTTTAATGATCTGCCATCTACTCTTTGACCATCTTTAAAACGGCTAATTACGCTATTTTCTAAAATATCATCAATTTGATTTCTAAACTCAGGGCGTAGATTTTTTGATAAGTCTTTAATACCTTGAAGCCCAGATGCAAGCTCAGGTGTCATTGCACCGCTTGATTGAGATACTAAATTATCGTAAGCATTACTAACTGCTTTTTTAACTTTAGAAAACCCTTCCGCAGTTGGCTCAATTTTACCTAAATCTACAACTTCACGTTGAATAGCTGCTTGACCTGGCAATGCAACTTCTTGACTCGGTGCAGTACGAATACCTTTATTTAAGGTATCAACAATACTTTGAAGTGTAGATGTATTAAAACTTTCTAAACCTCGTTTTTGAGCTTCAGCAATATGAGTTCCAATAAAAGGTAATGAAGTAGCTTTTTCTTCAAGCGGTTTAAACCCTCCCCCTAATGCTTGACCAATAGTAGGTGTACCGCCAGCTTCAACAAATTCCTTAACGCCTGGTGCAGCAACAGGCCCTCTAAACATAGCACCTAATCCTTTAGCTACACTTTCGCCTACACCTTGACCAACAGCACCGTACATTCCAGCTTTAGCACGATCTTCAGGCGATAATGCAGCAGCAGTCCCACCAGCGCCAATTATTCTAGCCAAGAATGGTAATTTACCCATAGGAGTCATAGCAGCGGCTTCAGCTGCAATGTCAACGCCTAAACCACCTAAAGTTGCAGGAAGGCCTGCTTCTTGCATATATACTTCACCAGCTCTTAATTTAGCAATATCTTCTTCAGTTAAATCAGCAAATAAGCCTTTCAGTCCTGTTCCAGCTTTAGTTAAAGCGACATTTGCACCGCGCCCCATTCGCATGAGGGTATTTTCTTGGGCAGGATATTTAGGCACGCCATAAGCTTCCCAAGGAGAAGGGGTTACTTGGGCAGGTTGTTTACCTGTAGCAATATTAAAGGCTTGGGAAAACGCATCATTAACTTGCGGTTTAGAATTAAACGCTGCGGTAAATTCTTCATCATTCATGGCTATTGACCTTTATTTCGATTAGCACGAACTTTCATTGCAGTTTCAAGAGTAATTTTACCTTCTCTACCCAAATCTAACAATTCAGCATCTGAATATTTACCATATTTCCCAATGTAGCGTTGTTCTTTTTTGAACCATTCTTCAAACGCAGCCATCTTTTGATCGATAGTCATATCAGATTCAAGATTACCAACTTGTTTTAATCGTTGTGCTAATTCTTTATCTGATTGTGATCCTGGTGCAAAAGGTACAGTGTTAGCCATATCATTTGCGACAACTGCTAAAGCTGATTGAATATCACCTGATGCTAAAGATTCACCTATAGTTTGACCAAATCTATTAGTCCAATATTCAATATCACTTCCTATAGAACCTTTAACTAAATCTCGGATATGATTAATGTCAGGAAGCGTTTCAAATGAATTAAGCGATTTATTGATTGTCTGCTGTTCTTCAGCTTGTTGTTTAGCCGTAATTATTGCGCCTTCTTTTTCAGCAGCTTGTTCAACCCTTGCTTTACTTATTTGTTGAGGCGTAACAATTTCGCTTTGAGGCGTTAAAGGTTGTTCACCGCCTTGCAATTCTATTTTTTGCCTTTGTGCAATCACTGATCTTCGTAAAGCTTCATCATTAGGATTTGCGTTCAATAACTCTTGAAGTACATTGAATTGCGCGTTTTGTTCAGGAGTATATCCTGCGCCTTCATTACCTGTAAGTTGAGCGCCAACAGGAGGTTGATTTCCTCTAAGAGGTGGTCTAAAAAATGGCAATCCTGTAGCTGGGTCTATTTCTACCGAACCAAGTTTTTGCTCAGGTGTCATAACAGGCCCTACATTAACTCTAGCTTGTTGTTCTGCTGTTGTTTTTGATGCTTCATGCAAAGCTAGAAGCCTACGCGAAGGAAAACCTAATCCAGCAGAAGCATTTTCAACAGCTTCAGGAGATATAGTATTAGGATCGTAAGGGGGGAAATTTTTATCTATTAATCCTTGTTGTTGAAAATTTGATAAAGCTTGTCCACTTTCAGAATGAAACATTTGAAGTGCTTGATCTTGAGGAACACCTTTAGCTAATCTTTCATAATACATATCAACAATTGGAACGGCTGTTTGCGCTCTTATTTTTGCACGTTCTCGATCCATTTTATCTTCAATTTCACCAGTCTGCGCTTGTTGATGGCGCATCCCTATCATAGCTTGTTGCAATTCTAACTGGTTTTTCATTGCCGTTTGTGCGTATTCAGGGCTGATAGCCCCGATCGCTTGATACGATGGATTAGCTTTTTGAGCATATAACGCTTTCAAGTCCATACGTTCTTGTTGCGCTCTACGGGCGTTTTGTAAAGCTATAGCGTTAGCTTGTGCTTCTTGTCCAGTTTTTAAGGCGTTAGGATATGCTTCCCATTGCATTTTTAAAATTTCAGTTAAGTCACTCATTTTAACCCCCTAAACCAGGTTGATAGCCCCAAGATACTTGCGATGAAGGCGAACCGCCTGGATATGAGCCTATCCCCCCTGATGAACCAATACCGCCTCCACCAAATAAGCTTCCTAATGAACCTACTGCACTAGCAGCTCCAGTCCATCCAGCAGATGCGCCCGCTGCATTTGCAGCGCCTAGTGATTGATAAGCTGGAGCCATTGCATTAGCCGCGCCTACACCGATATTACCTAAACCTAATACAGAGTTTTGACCTAACTTGGCAGGTTCTAAATACATCGTGCCAATTTGTGCTTTTTGATTTAAATCTTGGGTAAATGCTGTACCGTAAGCTTTTTGCGCTCTTTCCCAAGCCGATTGATAACCTTGAGCGGCTTGACCTTGAGCGTAATTGTTCATGGCTTGACCAGCAGCACCAGATAGTAAGCCACCTTTAGCGGCTGCACCTTGTTGAACGCCTTGCAGACCTTGTTGCAATTGAAATTGATAACCGGGTGTTGCTTGTAGTTCAGCTAAGTTACTGACCATCGGAGTGTATAATGGACTCTTTTTATAGTCCTCCATACCGTATTGCGATGTTAAATACGGTAGGTTAGCTTCATAACCTTTAGCGCCTACTTCACCTAGATGCGTGTAAGGTACAATGTCTTTTTGAGCGTTTTCATAGACTTTCTTTGTCCAAGCTAATTGCTCTCTTGCAACGGCGGCTGATGCTGCTGCTGCGTCAGATTGCCCCGCTGCGCTTAGTGCGCCGCCCGCTATACCAGCTGCTGCTATTCCCCAAGGCATGAAAACCTCCTATCTGATTTAATACAGAAAATTAATGTGATCCGGTCAACCGGAGAATTATTACGCACCCAATGAACGGCTTGGTTATTAAACCAATAGACTTCACCTGGTGGAGATATATGCTCTCCTTCTTCAAAACAGAACGCTTGATCTGGATGGCTTTCTAACTGTACTGCATATTTATCATAATACTTGGCATGCCAAGTAGTATCAGTATGGGGTTTGCATAATCCACCTGGAGGGATTTTAGAAATTAAAATTCCACCTAGCTCTTCACCTTTCACGGTAGTCATTAACTGAAAGGCTAAGTCTTTAATAGCTGGAAGGCTATCTGCTTCTTTATACCAGCATGAACGGTGTTCACCATTGAACTTAGTCCAATCTCCACCGTCATACTCAGCAAGATCGCGAAATCTAACATGGATGTCCTCAAATCCATAATGAGGGCTAGAAGGGGTATTAGTCCTAATAGGGTTTCTATTCCAAAGCTGAGGATTACGTTTCAACTGTAACAGTATCTGCGTAATATCTACTTTAGCAATAGCCATAATGTTGTTCATACTAGCCCTCTGACACGTTCAATAGCTACGGTGTTTTCAATATTCATTTGGCATAACATCCGATGCCGTTCTTGGTTAAGCTCTTTACGCAGTAAATAATAATACGCTTCAGCCATAATATCGTAATTAAACAAGTCCTTAAAAGCTATTCTATACCCTTTAAGTTGAATCATCAAATCATACGATAGCATCGTTTTAAAGCCTAGCTTTGCTATTGATTCATTCACTTCGTTCAATGGCCGCTCTATAACGAGCTTTTTAGCAGAGTGCTGATTGATCTCGTCTACTTTGGTAAATGCACTGGTTTCAGCAATTCCTAACAATCCATCGTAAGATCGAGTATCCAAATTATCGATGGAGTGATCCATAAATGCTTCATGAATACACAGCGATGTATCAGTCGTTAAAAGATTAGCTACCCAAGCTGTTCCCGATCTAGGAAGCGCTAAAACCATGAAGTCAATCATAGTCCATCCTTTGTTTTCAATGCCTCTACATCTGCTTGTAGCTGGACAATGATGGTTTGTTGTTCTTCGATTGTTGTCAATGCTTTTTGTAACGACATAACGGCAACTGCTAAAACTGATCTATCATAATAACCCCAAGGCTTAGTTTTAATAACCTCAATGCCATTTTCATCAAGTTCAGTAAATGTTTCAGGTATTGGTGCTGCTTCTACACCTATTGCTTGATTAACATTTTGAGCATAAAACCCTAATTGTCTTTCAGCACCAAATATAAGCGCTTTTTCTTCATTATAAAACCAATATCCCGGCTCAAGCTTTTTGAGCATGGAATCAGCATCAACGGGCGCACCATCTTTTATTTTCCAAGTTTCATCTGAAACAGAACTAATAACCCCAGCTGCTGAAAATGTAGCTGCCCCTGCGCCATAAGCCGCCATAGTAACAATGCCTGTGGAGGCTAACTTTAAACGCTCTAATCCATTCGTGTAAAATACTCTGGGGTTAGCCCCATATACATAATCCGCTAAACCTAACGCTCCCCCTCCAATAATTCCTCTTAAAGAACAAATTAGATATTCATTCGTTCCAGATGCTAATCCTTTAATAGTTGAACCATTAGCGCCTGTACTGCCGCCGTTAATAGTTAGTGTAGGAAAACTAGCCACAGCCCCATTCCCTACAGTAACATCTCCTATAACATCTAATTTAACTGTTGGCGTGTTAGTGCCAATCCCCACGTTGCCGGAAGCATCTTTATAGACTTGACCTGAGCCAATATTAAGTATGCCTGTGCCACCTGTTAATGTACTTGAGTATTCTAAAGTGGTAAATTTGCCTGTATTTGCGGTTGTAGCGCCAACTGATCCATTAATATTGATTGATGCTGTACCCGTTAAATTAGTAACTGTACCACTTGATGGCGTTCCTAAAGCACCGTTAAATGTTACAAATGCGCCAGCAGAGCCTACATTAGTTCCAAGTGCAGTTAATACCCCTGTTCCAGTTGTAGTTGTAGCAGGGGCGCTTCCAGCTCCACCGCCAATCATTAAAGCATTAGCTGTTAATGCTGCGGAAGTAGCCCAAGTAGATGCTGAACTGAAATATGGAATACCACCTGAAGTTCCTGCAACAGTAAATGCTGGAGTAGTAGTAGGAGTTGCAACTGTTATTAGTCCTCCGGTAAATCCTACTGAAGTAACTGTACCTACTGATATTGACCCACCTAAGCTAGTAGAGGTTCCATTAATTGTAATGGCTGAATTGGTCAATCCCGCATTAGGTATACCTGTAAAGTTTGTGCCTAAAAAAGTAGGTGCTGCTCCACTATTAATACTTTGAGGTAAACTTAATGTAACTGCTCCTGTTGATGCAGACGCAATAACTTGATTAGCCGTACCTGTAATTGACGTAACGCCATTAGACCCTTGAATACCTGCAACTGATATTGTCCAATTAGCATAAGTACCCGATCCTCCAATAGAGTCAACATTAACTACTAAAGTTGTACCGCTGAAAGATGTAATTACACCTTCCATGAAATTAGCAGGTGTAGTGACGTAAGCCACTCTAACTCTAGTTCCTACTGTAAAAGCAGTTGATAGATTAGAAAGATTTGTAGTAAATGTTTTCGATCCTGTTGCGATAGCTACAGAAGAAACGGATGTTAAATTGTAATATCCGATTCCAATTTCAGTAATTGGTGTTACAGTTACAATAACTCCGGGCGTTTGAGGAACTGTTGGGCTTGATGTAGCTGGCAAAGTTGCAATCAAAATATCAACGTCACTAACAGCCCACATTAATTGTATATAATCCCCTGCGTTTAATGACAGCACATAATTTACAGCTGCAATTAACTCACCTTTAACAGTTGAATTCTTTGAAGGTATCCAATAGGTACTATTACTATCAGGTATATCTACTCCATTTAATCGAAACCATACATCTACATTATAATTTTTATTTCCAGTTCCAATGTTTTCAAATTGTATGGAATATTGAATATTGTATACGCCAGCATGTGCGACAGTAATTTGATTACTGCTAACTATACTAACACCACTATTATTAGGGTCAGAAGTACCAATATTAATTGTGTACGCTACAGTTGTACTGGCTGCGGTTTGATTAGTTGTATCCCAGAACGATCCCCAATAACCTGTTGTACCAATACCAGTTGCTACAGTTGCCCAAGTAGGCACTGTTGAGCCATTAGATGTTAAAACTTGACCTGCTGATCCTGCTGCGGTAAATGCGTATTGAGTGCCATTACCGACAGCTACTGCACCTGCTGTGGGGGTAGCTGTGCCATTTGTACCGCCATTGGCAATAGGTAGCGTTCCTGTAAACGTAATGTTAGGTGTAGTTCCTCCACTAGAAGCAATATTTCCACTTCCAGTAACAGCCGTAATTGTACCGCCTGATCCAGTAGCACTTAATGTTCCAGCTACAAATGTAACTCCGCTTCCAATCGTTACATTACTAAATCCACCAGTACCATCACCATATAAAATAGATGTTCCCGACGTTGCAGGAGCTTTACTATTAAAAATATTCCAATCAGTCGAAGATAAGTACCCATTTGTACTTATTCCCGCTTGACTGATGCTAATAGCTGGAGTATTACCGCCAGATGATGCGATAGGTGCTGTTCCTGTTACGGAAGTAACTGTACCGCCTGATCCAATTGCAGATAAAACACCGCCAGCAAAAGTAACTCCTGATCCTATAGAAACTGAACTAAATCCTCCAGCACCATCGCCATACAAAATAGCATTGCCTGATGTTGCAGGAGCAAAATCAATGCCAACTATGGCGTTATTAAACCCACCTGTACCATTACCCTTTAAAATACTGGTTCCGGTAGTAGAAGGCGCATAAGTTACCCAAATGACACCGTTCCAGTAAACCGTTTGGTCTATTGTTGTATCGAAATAAGGATACCCTATAAAAAGATTTTGTGTGGGTCTGCCTGACGTAGGGCCACTTGCTACAACAGATTGTAGAACAGGTTGTAATTGGCTAAACCATTGCGCCCAAGGTGTTTGCACCCGATCATCAGCATCAACTAAAGTAGATTGAAAAGGAGGTTGAGAAATAGACATTATTTAGATGCCTGTGTTGCGTAAGCAGCAGCGCCAATTAAAACTGTTTTAATCGGATCAGTTATTCTAAATTTAAAGACGTAGTTTCTTGATACGCCTAATCTTCGCCATTCAGCGCGGCTTAAGAAATTACCTTGCGATCCACAAGTTGCCCACATTTCATCACCCCATGTGTACCCCCCATCTCGGCTTACTTGTAACATGACTTGTGGATTTTGACCTTGACCATCATTAAGACCTCCCCCTTGTTCCATATCTAATCGCAAACGATAAATGTGAAGTTTATTAAACGAGGTGTTTACAAAGAAATGAGGAGTGATTAATTCTCTAGCTATTAAATCACCATTATCTGTGTAAGATGCAGGATCAAGAATATACAAATTACCATTACGATAATCCGAAGTTATTACATGGAAGTCAAATTGACAGCCAAAATTAGCATAATGTCTTGTGGTAGCACCAGATAATAAGGTACTCCAAACTTGTGAAGTTGCATCATATAGCCAAGTAACTCCTTGTTGTTGAAAGCTTATCTGATAAAATTCATGTCCATTTTGACGATAACTAAATGCAATAGCATCACCAGGATTTACATACTCATTGAATAGAAAATCTAAGTCGGGCGTTGACACGGTAACAGGTCGATAATTTCGGATCGTTACAACTGATAAACCCCCTCGCCTTGCTCGACCTAAATAAATTAATTCACCATTACATCGAGCAATGCTCCATCTAGCAGCTACGCCCATATCGGTAGGTGAACCAGGTATTCTTAATAATGGAAAAGGAAATGCACCGATATCTTGCCAGTATTCTTGCGAAATAAACCCTAATAAAACTAAACAACTGTTATCAACCGCAACTGCTTCTAAAGTATCGGTATATGCTTCTTTACTGGCGAAACTTAAAGCGTTCCAAGTAAAGCCGTCGTATAACTGGGATAAGTAAAATTGACGTGTATTAGGCGCATTAACGATAAAATACCCGTCTAAGAAAGTTACAGTATTGCCTCCAGGGAAGCCCTCTGCTGTAATAGCTCTAAAATTATTAACTACTTCTAAACCTCCCGCGCCAGCAGGAGTAGTATTAGGTACGGTAAATGTCCATTCATTAGCTAATGTACATGTGCCAGTTCCTGGTGTAGTTCCGGTAGCCGCAAAAGAAGTACCAACTTCATTATTTATAGCGCCAACTAATTGAAAATCAGAAGTGCCTACACTATTAATTACATATTGAGTGCTAACAACTAAGGCTGTAGCGGCTGTCAAAGGAAAATTAACTACATAGCTACCTGAAGATACAGGCCCTGCGGTTTTTAAAATTTCAACATTATCATTAGAATGACGATTGGTTGCATTTTCAGTTACTGCAACGATACCGTTTTGCGTATAGGTAAGCAATCCTGAAGAACTATTGTTTATAGCTACACCAGTGCCAGTAGGTATTTCGTAAACTGTTCCTGTCCCAACACCTACGCTAGTTGCAGTAAATATAGTGCCTACAGTATTGGTTGCAGCTCCATAAAGCGTAAAATCTGTAGTGCCTAATGTTAAAATTTGATAACTTGTACCATTTACTAAAGCAGTAGCATTAACGACAGGTAATGACGCTGTAAATGTTAGCCCAACAGTGTTAGATGCAGCGCCATAAAGTGTAAAATCTGTAGTTCCAATAATTAAAATTATATATTTCTGCCCCACTACTAAAGATGTTGCTGGAACATTAACATCGATAGTTGCTGGAACTGCTGTACCTGTGCCAGTTGCGGCTTTAGTAGCTGTAAAAACAGCGCCTAATACGTTAGCTGCTGCGCCTGCAATAGTAAAATCTGATGTACCTAATGTTAAAACAACATACTTTGATCCTGCTACTAAAGCAGTTGCTAGAATTGGGGTTTGCAATGATGGTAAAACAACAGTAAAAGCCCAACTGCCTTGTGTAGCTGTAGCAATTGTATAGGCTCCTGAAAGGACATCGCCGCCATCAGTAGTAATGGTAGCAGTATCGCCAGCAATGCCAGCATTAACATATCCTGTTACAGTAATAGTTAATCCGGTACGGCTATAAACATTTGAAACTGAATTAGCGGGATAGGTATAGCTTAACTGAAGTGTTTTAGGCTCGTAGATATAGCCGTTTTCGCCATCTACAATTATAATTTGTTGAGCATTATCCGAAATCGATACTGTGCCTTCAGCCGTTGAAAGCGTTCCTCTTTCAGTAACTACGCCATTTTTATCAATCTCTAATAGCTTATTAGCGTTGACTGAATAAAGTAAATTTAATGATTGAAGCCACCAAATTCCACGCGAAGGATTTTTACCCACATTAGCAAATAAAGTTAGCCCTGGTGTTGGATAGGCAGCTAAATTTGTTTTATCTTTTTCAGGTTTAACTTCAAGAAAAAGATTCTGCCTTTTTTGCGCAGAAACAGCTTTAGATCGCCCAGCTATGCCAGCCCCTAATATAGGAAGAACAATGGCTTCTGGCATTATCGTCCGTATCCATCGCTATAAATATTGTATCTCATTTGGCTGGTACTCATAAGCGCTACATCCGTACTAAGGGTAGGAGTTCGTTGATTAATCCTCTTAATGCGTTTAATAGCATTTTGAGCTAAAGCAACAGAAGTTTGTCTAATATCAAATTGGTATTCTTCAGCGATACGAATAGCTAAATTAAACACAATCGCTTCCCAATAACCTGGAGGAAGGCTAATGTACGCAGTAGGATCATTAACAACTGTAAATGGCTTCCATGATGTTAAAGTAATTGTTTCATTACTTGATGAACATATTGGATATATGTAAGCATTTCCGATAGGAAATCCTCTATCATAAAATAAATAGCCAGGGAAATTAGTTTGTAAACTTTTAAGCCTTACGGAATTATAATCATCCCATTCCATAATTTGCATGGGGTAATCGACAGGGATACTTCCGGTATAGATAGTAAAATAAGCATCTATTATTCGACTTGGCCTGATAGTATTCCACATAGCCCCTAACCCTATAGTATAAGGGTTAGTACCGGAGGTTAAAGGAAAGGTTTCCCTGGTGATTTGATAGAGCATCAATTCATCAGCAGACCACGAGTCTAACATACGATTAAGTGATTCTATGCCGTCTTTAAGCTCATTTGCGGTTAAATCAGTATCTACAGAGGATACTTGAATTAATCGCATTGCAGCGCGTACTAAATCATTTGCTGTATAAAGTTGACCAACATTGCTGACCATTGAAACGGCAATAGGATAAGGTGAAATATGCGCCCATTCTTCTGGAGCATTACTCCAAAATACTGAACGATTCCCCCAGATAGGCCCTGGCAAAGTCCAAATATCATTAATGAATACTGTTGATATGAGATTGCCACCTATCAACTGAATGTCATAATCCTGAGTACCGTCAGCTACCCAAAAAGATATATTATAGCCGCTAGTAATTACTATAGGATTAGCAATAGGTGTAGTCATTGCTTGATCTTCAAAGATCGCTATCGCAGAGGAAGTGTTCGCATAGAACACTCCAGCGGAAATCAACCCTAATTGACCCCCTAACTGAGGAACTAAATCAAGAGTGAAATACCTTGCCATATAGTTACCCTATTAATTGATTGATCTACAAACTTCAAACCATGTTGCACCGTCACAAACGAGCGTAAGCGTTGAATTTGCCGATGAAGTAAAATTTCCTGCCAGTTGCAAATTTGCTGACGCATCAACAATTACATCTACCGCATTGAATTTAAGCGTAATTTGATGACTTATATAAGTAGCTGTTATACCTGTGATAGATGTTGTACCAGTAACCACTATAAATGTACTAGCTGGGCTAATTATTAAAGTAGTGGCTGAAGCAACAGTATATGCAACGGTAGTTTGTTCCTGTTGTATTGCAGAATATTGATTGTAGGCTCCAATATCACTTACTTCAGAACCTATATAACACCCAGACCAAAAATTAAATCGGCTATTTGCATTTGAATAGACGTCAAGAACACCACCTGTTCCATTGCCAGCTATTCTACACCCTACAAATTGCGCTCCAACAAACTGTGCTGATGCGTTATTATTAAACACGCCATATTTATTGGTTGTGGCTAATAATCCATTGCCTTGAATAACACACCCTGTAAACATAAAATCAGCATTAGGGGTATCTATATAAACCCCTGCGCCACGCGATGAATGTAAATTACATCCTGTAAATTGTATGTTTTGATAACCCTGAGGAATTGCATCTAAATAAATACCGCAAGCTTCATTGTTATAAGGTGCTATAACACCACCGCTTGCAAACCAACAATTATCAAAACTGGTATTCACTAATGATCCTGAGCCTGTTACTTTTACACAATCCCCACCAGCCGTTGCATCAAAAAAACATTGTTGAAAATAATGGTTAGCATTTCTGCCTTGTGGAGAAGCAGCGCCATCAATCAACATATCATTTATGGCATTGCCGCCAATGTCACAATTAACTGCATAAATAGCGTCAGATTGGTGTACCCAAATACCATAAAGACCAACTATAGGACTTGGCTGTATTGTATCACTTGTTCCTCTAACAGTTACTGTATCTAAACAAAGTCCTGATACTGATTGTTGCAAAACTGTTGAGCCAATAATTATCGCAGTTCCTGCACCTGTAGGATCAACAATGAGTGAATTTTTAAGGTACGTTATTTCTGCACCTTCAAAATTAATACCATCAAAATGTTTTGATATTTTTAATCTTTCAAATAATGCTCTACGTTCTTCTTTAACATGGATCATTGCGCCGCTTGTGCGAGTGACTGATGATGTTATAGTGAAATCTCTGAACGTATTGTAATAACTGTTACCTGAATTATAAAAAACATCGCCTGTTGTAGCATTGGTTTTTATAATGGTGTTGTCTTGTCCATCCCCATATATGAACGTATTGTTTAACCCTGCTAATGCAATAGTTGAACTAACTATATACGTTCCTTTTGGTATGTTTAAACGAATACCTCCAGATGATATTGCGTAATTAATTGCCGCTTGTATCGCTGCGGTATCATCAGCTATACCATTCCCTACAGCACCAAAGTCTTTGACACTAACCGTTTCATTTAACTTAGATGCTACTGTACGAGTAACCGAGCCTGTGCCACCATTGGTTGTGCTTACAAATGTTGAGCCTGTTGAAGTCCCTAAAGATGCTAAATTTGAAATATAATTAACTGTTCCAGTAACAATAGTAACTACGCCAAAGCTATAAAATATACCTGTAACAGTACCTATAATTTTATAACTTCCAGCGGGGATAGCTACACCTAGAGGGCTAGCGGCAATAGCTGCAGTAAAAGCGGCAGTATCATCCGCAACTCCATCACCAACCGCCCCAAAATCTTTAACTGAAGGCATATCACCAAAGCCATCACTGATTAACCTTGGTAAAGCTCCAACTATTGTAGTGCCGTCTATAGATGCTTGAAAAGTGCTTGATGTGGTTACAGAAGCGCCAGCAGAACTTAAACTTAAGCCTGTAACATTTCCATCGCCATCTTGAACTTGTTGAAGGGTTGAAGTAATGCCGCCAGGAACCTGCAATAAGCCTGGGAAGGATAGATTTTGTTGCTGATTCGCTAGGCTAGACATTCGTTATTCCTCAAATGGGGTATTTCTAATACGTTTTTTAGGGGTTTTACCCTGATCGTCCCATTCTTGGGAAGTAAGCCATCCATCCTTGGATAAAGCTTTATATTCTTGCTCATCAACGGCAATTGTTGAATTGTCATATGAGTCTTTGTGCATCGAGCATGGATATTCGATTGCCATATTTCACCTAAAAAAGGAAAAAGGTGGAGGACTTTATCCCTCCACCTCCATCTTACTATGGGTTATTAGCTGGTATTGCACCGTAGTTACTTGGTGATGCCGACATGAAGTCAGTAGCAACAGGGTAAGAACGAACAATTTGAACTAAATATGTATCGGCTGCTGGAGTTTTACTTGCTGCAGTTGGATTCACATAAGTGATACTGATAGTGTTAGCAGATTTTACTCTTGCACCAGCTATAGCAACGCCAGCAGTTTGAGCTGCTGTAGTTGATACTGATACAAAGTCACCTACTGCTACACCATTAAGGGTAAAATCCTGTTCAGCAGTTGTAATAGTTGCAACTGCAACAGGTGTTACATCTAACGATACAATAGATGTAGCTCTGATTGCAGAGACAGCAACTATATTGGGGCCTGGATTACTCATGTTAATATTCTCCTATTAACCAGTTACACGGCAAGCCAGCTCAGGATAAACTGTGCTGAAGCCATAAAGAACATCAAGACGAGTCGGCAATTGGTCAGAGTTAATATCGTATTGGCGAACCAAACGAATTGACAAACCATCAGCAGAAGCACGTCCAGCCATATCAACACCTTGTGGCAATAACAGATCAGCAGTACCAAGAGCAAAAGCATCGCGATGGAACGCAATAGCATTAGCGTAGCTTGCACCAGCAGAACCTGAAATTACAGTAGCGTTGCCAGAAGCAATAGTACCAGTGGTGCTAGTTACGTTTTGGAATTGACCACTAAATACTGGAGTTGGGAATACTTGAACTGTTTGTGAAGATCCAGTACCAGTAGTCAACGCAGTTACTACAAAGTTTCGTAGTGTACCAGTTGATTGACGGTTTTGTGGGTTCACAGCGTAAACGCCAGGTATTGTAAAAACAGTACCTTGAGTTAATGTTTTACCGTTTGTAATAGTAGCAGTTAAACCAAAAGATGTTGCAGCGTTAGTTTGAACAGAACCGCCAGCTTGTGCAGCTACAGCGATAGTGTCAGTACCAACGATGAAAGATCCAGAAGTAAAGTTACCTACGTTTTGATCCATTGCAAAGTTAAAACCTAAAGTGCTGTCGCCCATTGCGCCTTTCTTAAATATTTCAGAAATAACACCTTGTGGGTTGAACAAGTTAGTCAAACCAGAAACGATACCAACATCAATAGTAGGATCAACAATAATGCTTCTTAATTCATCAACAGGCGCAGCTTCTTGATTCAATCTAGCACGAGCAGCTAAGATTGTGTTTAAAGATTGTGCTTGAGTTGGTGAGTTAGATAACACGCCAGGAGTACCGACCATGTTATATACATTCAAGAATTGTTGTAAACCGTCATAATCGATTTTGTTAGCAACCGCAGCAATAGCTGGCTTAATAAAACGATCTGAGAAATCAGAAATGTTTAAGCTCAAATCTTGAGTTGTAAACGCCATATCAACACCGAACTGAGTGTTCAGAGTCAATGGAACGTAAGTTTCAACAGAAGATTCAATTTGAAGTGCAGGGCCAGTTCTACCAACATAACGAGGAGGTTTTCTCAAGTTAATAGTAGTACCGATTTTTGCGCCTTCGATGGCAAATTTGTCGTCATATTGACGGCTAATAGCGCGAGTAAAAACTAAGCTGTTGGTCAAGACCCGCAAAGCTTCGTTTGTAATCATGCTTATGGTAAGCAATTGATTAGACATAGTTGTCTCCAAATGAAAAGAAAAAGGTATTTAGCCTGATTTATTTCCAGATGGGAGCCAATCCCTCGAATTATCTGTACTGAGGTTGCCTAGCTATCTAAACAGGCAAAAGTTTAAATAGATGTGAGGTCATTATATACCATATCATATTTAAAATGTACATAAAAAAAATGCCACCAATAAATTATTGGTGGCGAGTCGGAGAGTTTTTAGCGTTTTAGACGTGCTACCAGTTTAGCTTTATCTTCAGCATTACGAGCAGCTATATATTCCGAAGTAGACATTTCAGCGTATGATTTCGTACCATTTACAGTGCCACCAGTCCCATTAATAGGGCGTATTGGCTTTGGTGCTGAACTTGTTCTAGTATCTTGCCTAACAATCGCTGCTAATCTCATGCCTGCCTGTACAGGTGACATATTAGAGATTTCATAGGCTACATCAAGGTTTCTACCTAATTGATAGGCTATATCAGGGCCGTTTTCCATACCTAATATAGCTTCTCTGATAGTTTGGTTCTGCGCTAATATTGGATCAGATGTAATTCTTTCAATAACAGAATCGTAATCCGCATATCTAACACGAGCAGCTGCTTCAGCGGTTTCCAATTTGGCTTGTGCAGCTTGTTGGGTTTGCAATCTTGCCCGTTGCTCATATTCCTGAGCGACAGCTTGTTTTGCCTCCATAACCGCAGATTCACGGGTATATTGCATCATTGCATCCATATACCGAGGATCATACTGACCGCCAGCAAATTGTGATGGATCAGGTGGTGCTAATGATGGTGCTTGTTGCTCTTGAGCAGGAGAATACTGTCTAAGTATTTGCTCCTGCTGCTCAAGCATCTTTTCCAAACGTTCTGCTTGCCTTCTTGCTTCGTGCTTATCACGAGTTAATTCATCAATCCGTTTCTTATACCAAGGGTCTTGTTTTTCGGAGGTAGGTTCTTCAGTTGCTTCTACCTCCTCCTGATTGCCCTCTGATTCAACTTCTTGTGATTCAACTTCTTGAATTTCTACGGGTGTACTTTCGATTATTTCTTCGCTCATTTCGTTTCTCCGGGTTTTGCTTCACTTGTTAATGCTGCAATATCAGGTTCCCTTCGCATAGCGCCTGGTCTAATAGGTTGACCAGCAGGTGCTTGACCTTGTGGTGCGCCTTGAGGCATACCTTGAGGCTGTGGAGGTGGCTGAGTTGCTTGCATTTCTAATTGTTCAAATTCTTGATTATTTTCTACTAGCTCTTGAGTCCCCATACCCATCATTAAGGTTAAATTTTCTCTGACAGCAGCTTGTAATTGCGTATCAGTCATCATAATTTTACCTTCGACATCCATACGTTTAGTTTGGGCTTCAAACCATTCACGTTCTTGCTTTTGAAGTTCAATCATGCGTTGGTCACGAAGTTGAGTAATTTCTTGACTCATATGCTCCATTTGACCTGCCAATTCATCCATCATTTGCCGAGCTTGAAGGACTTGAGGATCAACTTTATCACCACTCTTAGCCACCGCTTGTATTTGCGGAGGTAGCATGGCTTGAAGTCGTTTGCTGATTTCTTCAGCTCCTGGCCAATCCATATTTTTCAACATCAAATCACCGATGATATTAAATAATGATGGATTTGCTTGGGTTAAAGTCAGCATCATTGTGGCTGCTTCATCGCGTTTAGTTGCATATGAAGGGCCTGCATCGCAAACAACGTCATAACGTCCAATAGTCGGATTGAAAATTGAATCAATCGCAGTATTTTCAGTGTTAGCGGACGGAGTTTGAATGTTAGGGTTAAGTTGTACAGTTCTTGGCGTTCCATCTTCACCTAAAATTCGTGCAACTCTGGGTCTATCATAGACTTTTGGAATCATATCCAATACAACACGGCCAATTTGACGAACTGAGCGTGATAAATTATCTTGATAGTGGAAAGTGTTAATATCAGCCTGTTTTTGCCTCAATAATAAGGCTCTACCAGACGTTTCATTAGACTGTGCGCCTAAAGTAGGTTGGTAAATCCCCATGCTTTGCATGATGTCATTTTCAGCTAATTGAATAGCTTGCATGATCGCTGGGCTTGATTGTGGAGGCATTGCTCGTTGAGGTGAGCCAACAGGTGTTCCAGCTATTGATACAGGGTCATATTCGAGGTATGCGACTGATTCTTTGTTTACCCTTCCCCAATTAGGATCAGTTTCAAATTGCCCTGCTACACCTATAAACGGAGCTTTAGGCGACAATGCAACATTTTCAGCATTAGCAGATAAATAATAGTTATACAACCGTTGAGCATCTTTAGCATTGCGAATCAAACCTGATAAATAGCGTCTACCTTGTAGCCATAGTTCATGACCGATGACTGGAACAATAGGGATATACTTCGTAGGAAGCTCACCACGCTCTAAAATAGTATCACCAGTAGCCTTACACCACATACAGCGTTTTTTATCAGCTATACGCACCTGTGTTGGGTCTTGAGGATCGGTTATCTCTACTTCTTCATGCTCTATATAATAGTATTCAGCGATACGAACACTGTCTTTAGTATACCAACCTTGAGCATCGCCATTACCTGCATCATCGAAATGCGTTTCATCGACGCCAGGATATAAACGCTCAAATTCATCTTTAGAAATTTCTTCCGCTAAAATACACCATTCAGCATCAGAACCATCCGGAGATTTGCTGTGCGGATCCATGTAGACTTTAAATGGATCAGGGATACGGTCAATGTAAATCTCTTGATCGAAACTGGAATCATCAGCCCAATCATTACGAATACGCACATAGCCAATACCCATATCTACTTGCGATTCCACAGCCGTATCGTAAGCCATACCAGCATTACTATTATCTTGAATGTGACGAATCAGCCCTTGCAATACTTCCGCGGTTTCCTGATCGGCTTCATCGTTGACCGGACGAATACGAATACTGGGAGTATTCTGACGAATTTCATTGACCACTCGATCACGATACTGAAGCAATCGGTTAATCACCAACATTGGGCGTTCTTTACCTGGGCGATTACGATCATACTTTGCAGACTCAGGCCATTGATCGCCTAATCGTGCAAACCGAACGTCATCCAACATTTCTTGTCTATTTGTAGATGTAAATTCCACTGCGGTACTAAAACGCTCACGTATGTCCTTTAGTGTATCTTCATCCATTTGTTCTTGATCTGTTTCGGTATCCATACCAACTCCTAATGATTCCATTATTGAATCTGTATCTAAATTTGCCATGATTTTTCCTGAGCTATTAAAATGTTAAGCGCCCATCCAAGAAGAACTGCTTCCCCCAGATGAATTATACGACCGATTTCCTCCTTCCCTATGCTCTCGCTGTTCCCTATGGGCTACCGGAAACGCAAAAGTAACCGCTAATGCGTCCGCTGCATCAGGTGAGGCTAAACCCCTAGACCGCATTTCTTTCTTACCTTCAAGAAAGATAGTCCCTGAAGAATTAGGCTTCTTCATAGGCCCTATTAAATCAGATTTCAATTGCCTATCCTCCTTAATACTGGCAGTTTTTAACCAATCCCTCATTGCACCCCACATCTCTGCGCGTTTGTTGCCCCACATAATAGCATTAGTCGCCTTCCAACCAAAATTCACGCCTCTTACCTTATACCGTTGTTCAACTAAACGATCAAGAATACCATAGCCCAAACCACCTTCATCAATCACCGTCAAGGCAGGGCGATACTGTTCAATCGCATCAATCACTCGCCCAACAATCGTCATGGTATCTTCACCGGAGTACCGTTTAATCGCTAATAAGTCACGCCCCTGCCTGACAATAATCACCGTTGAGTCAGCCCCACCTCGTGCAGGATCGACACCAATAACAATAGGCGCAGTTGTATCCTTATATAATGGACGTTGAAACGCATCTTCAATGAGGTCGGGTGATATGAACTGATCTTCACCTGCGGTGGGAAATTCACCATACACCTCAACCCGTGCTTGGGAAGAATCTTCACCATATTCCGCAATAATCTGTTCATAAACTTGTTTATCCGTATCCTCGACAGTTCTTGCGTCCACCATACGGCTTTTCCAGAACGCTCTTTTGCCATGAAAGCACTCAAAGAAATACCCTTCATTTCGTCTAGGGTTGCTGAAAGCAAACCAATACCGATCAAGAATGTTCTCAGTAAAGAAACCAGCTCCTACCGACCATATCTCATTAGGAATACCTGAGGCTTCATCAAAGATTAACATCATTCCGTCATGGTTGTGAACACCTGCATAACTGTCGGGGTTCTCTGCGCTCCATAACTTACCTTCAGCGCCCCAATATCGAGTACCTTTCTTCAGTTGCATTTCCACCAAGTTAGTCAGCCATGTAGCTGGAGTTATCTTAGTAGCAGACAATTCAAACCAATGCGTGTTGATTGACATGGCGTACCAGCGTGACAATTCGCCCCATGTGACGGACTTCAATTGTGATTCTGAGTTAGCTGACACGATTACCGTTGAGCCTACCCGTGTTGTCAACATCCACAATATTAGCCATGACACCAACGCAGACTTACCAATACCACGTCCAGATGACACGGCTGACCGCAGGGTGTTCATATCTACTTGGCCTTTATTCTCCTTAATATGCTCGGCAATATCCCTTAGCACTTCTCGTTGCCATTTTCTTGGCCCGTGAAAGTGTTCTAATGGTGTGTTCTTCTTCCCCCAAGGAAATACGAACAACACAAACGCTTCGGGATCATCCGCTATCTTGGGCGACCATAACTCCACCATCAACGTCTGTTCTTCGTCTGGACGATATATTGGTTGTTGAGCCATTGTGAGTTTGTTCCTCTAGTTGAATAGGAGACGACGTCCCTTCAATGACTCGACTACGCGCTTCATCTAAGGCAGATTGTATATTGATAGTTTCAATTGACATGGATATTTCTTGCTTGGCAGTCCAACCATGAACGTGTTGCAGGATTGACAGCGCCGCTTTAGCATCACCGTTTCTGGCAGCTTCTCTTAATTGAGATGACGCTTCCATTTCTCCATCCGCTGCACCTTTTAACGCTGCCATTTCAGCAACAGGATCAAGTTGACATAACTGTCGATATTCGGAAGGTAACATTCCTGCGGCTAAGGCAAGCTTGTCGCCTTTCAACCCTAAAGCAGCAGCATCATATATTTGTTGTAAGCGCCATTCGGTGGCTTGCACTTCTCTTGGCGTAAACGGGATTGATATCATCATTCCTCCTATTTAACATGTTTTACTTATAGTAGCAAAATTTTTTACATCTGCGTTAGATTTTTTTAAAAAAAAATTTTTAGAGGGTTAACTTTTCAATTTTAAAAAAATTTACTGCGGAGGAGCAGTTTCTAAAAAAAAATTTACTGCGGGGGCAGTTTTAAAAAATAAAAAAATTTAGTTTGGGGGGTGTACATGGGCAACGGACGGTTCAAAATCCCCCTATCACCCCCCCATCGACCAGGCACGTTACGTTATAACATACCATTACAAGCTAACCTATTGATTCATATACAGTTTACGGTTTGAGTATTGAATCTATTGGCTATTCAAGTTCGATGGCAGGACTTGAATAGCATTGCAAGTTATTGTTATCATTAATGTTTTGCATCGGTGCTTTATAAAAGGTAACGAAAAAGGACATGTTTTTATTTTGTGGGTAATGTGCATAACTGTTTTTATAGTTGTACACATTGCCCACAATATTTAGTGTTTTGACGCTCCAGTTTTGTGTACAACGTTGTGTATAGTGTTGTGTATAAGATTTTGACCCCTTTTGTACACAACAAAGCCATATACATCAAGGGCTGTGGCGATTGTGTACAATGTGCATAGTCATTTGTGAGAAACCCCGTAGAATTTCCCAGTATTTTTCCCACAATATTATTATGGTTATTATTATTATATTTTATAACCCTTATAATAAATAATATATACACATTATACACACAGCTCTCAAAGCCCCGCCAATAAAGGGAATGTTGTGTACAAAACTGCTTGAAAATCTTATACACAACGATACCCACAATATACACAAAATAACTATTGACAATTAAACTTAATAGTTTTATTCTATAGTCAAGTTCTTGGAATGGCCAGGAACTAAAACACTAAAAAAAGGTAATCGACATGAGAAAATATATCGTTAAAAACGAAAGGTTAATTTTAAACCCCTCCTATAAACAAAATGTAATTCCATCAATCAACTTTAAAATTTATGTATTGGCCGCAACAAGCGCTTTGTTATTTGTTGGCGGTATTCGCCTAATCTGTGAATTGCTTGTAATGATTCAAGCAGCTTAAAAATTAAAATAAACTAAAGGTAAACTAAAATGAACACTACAATAAAACAAGATCATTACAAACATTGGATAGCAAAAACTGATATTGACTTACCTAATGGTAAATTGCTAACAATAACCACTCGAAAAAGTAATAACGGCGGTTTGCTATCTAGTGCAAGCGTGGCAAGTTATGAAAAAAGCTTTTTAACTCACATTATGTTCCAGGACTTCAATATTAGATTGGAACATTCAAACCCTAAAAGAATTACCTCCAAAGTAGTAGAGCAACAACATAATTCAATAAATATTGATAGCGTTAAATTGCAAGCGCTTGCATTCTATAAACTAAACTAAGGTAATCTATCATGCTACATTTAACAACTCACTCAGATAAACATAAACTCGCCGGCTTTCAATCATTAAACACTAGTACATTAGATAATGAATTTTGTGTAAAAATGATGAGAAAACAAGAGTTAAAACAAGATATTAATATTATATGTCAAGAGTGCTATGCCGCCTTGATGCAAAAACGTTATAAAAACTTAGATATTGCTATAAGCAAAAACGGCCCTATTTTATCAAACGGCCCAATACCAATTAGATTAATACCAGTAATTAATGCAAGGGCCTTTCGTTTCCATTCTTTAGGTGAATTAATCAATCTGCAACATCTAGAAAACTATGCAGCTATTGCAGCTTATAACCCTGATACATTTTTCGCGTTATGGACTAAAAGAAAAGATATAGTAAACGACTACTTTAAAGCCGGTAATGTTAAGCCGGATAATCTAAGTTTTATTTATAGTAGTTCTGTAATCGGTAAAATTGAAAAATTACCCGTACATTTTGACAAAGTTTTTACGGCCCATTTTAAAAACACCAAAGAAAGCATAAATTGCCATAGCAAATGCATTGATTGCATGTCTTGTTATTCGAAAAACAATATTATTTATATTAATGAGATAAAAAAATGATTAATAAACCAGGTAGGCCATCAATAGCAAAAGAAGATAAAAACATACTTCAAACATTTAGTCTAAAACAATGGCAAGTAAGGCGGTTAAAAGAAACAAAAAACAAAAGTAAATTGATACAGTTACTTTTAACCAAACATTTTACTAATACACTCTAGACCAATTTAACTTAATAATTCAATAAGGCCGCCTAATAAGCGGCCTTTTTTTATGTCTTGCACTCTGCTATTCCAGCCTATAACCTACTATCTACCATCTAACTTAACACTAAATAATACGTTTTAAGGCTTTAACTACAAAAAGCAATAGCTACACAGCCATAAAAATAAACGTGCTTAGAATCGCTTAAAAACAGCCTAAAAAATAACCCTATTTCCTACTAGGTTGTAGGGTATTCTAATCAGTATACTGAAAATCCACCCACCAGCCAAAAAAGTTTTGCTCAACTATTTCTGAGCAAAACCCAATTTAATCCGATTTGATTTGAAATTTAGAAATTTTGGTTTTTCAATTCACAAGTGACAATTTTCTGTTTAGTTCTGGCTCAACTTTTTTCCTAAGCTCTGTCTTACTCAGCTTCAATAACTCTTCGTCATCAGGAGCCATGTAAATATGTTTCACGCTGGGGAATTCACGCGATTTAAGGCGACCCATATCTTTCCAGCCAGCTTCTTTAAGAGCGTGTAGAAGTGCAGCTTGAGGAACCTTGATGTTACCTGGTGCAGTATTAACCAACCGATCACAGAGCGCATGGAATGGCGATGCTATCACACCTGCTGCAAACTCACCGACACGGTTACGCATCAGCTCAACAAGATAAGACTCAGCGCTCGACATGCCTTGCTCAACTAGGTTTATTTTGAACTCGGTCATCATCGGTGCAGCTGATGGATTGAACGCGCTAACATCACGAGCATACAACCAACTGGCAATTGCTTCATAACCTCCTCCGGTCTTAAACCACTCCCACATCGATTGCGCTTCTACGTAATCCATACGAGGTGCATGTGACCAAACGCAGAACCATCGTCTGTCTTGTGTTTCTAATTGAATAGGCACAGGATCGTTTGAATAAGCCAACACAAACAAACGGTTCACCATATCGTAAGGGTGCAATCCTTTACGGTTGATAGACAGCGTTTCTGGAGGTGCAGCAATGATAGGTTTTAATTTGTTAGCCAACGCTCGTCTTTCTCGTGCATCGGTTTCTTTTAACTCGTTAAGGACTAAGATTTCACACTCTAATGCGTAACCAAACTGGCTGTTCATCGAATCGTTATCAATGTACCCTCGGTTCTTAAAGTGAGGGCCACACACTGCCCAGATGAAAGGCGCATACATCGTATCCTTTCCAGCTCCTTGATCGCCACCATGCAGAATGGCGTGATTGATCTTGATCTTAGGGTTCTGGACTTTGTAAGCCATGACGTTGAAAATATGCTCCAACTCAGCTTCGTTAGGCACTAAGTTCTTGCAATGGTCAAGCCAACGAGTGACATTACCAGCCTTACCCGTCACATCAGGACGTGCATCACGCCAACGATTGCCGTACATGTCACCATCAAGAGCGGTCAACATGGTTTCCCCAGCAGCGTAAGTAATCCCCACCAAAGCATGTGCGCCCATCGCTTGTCTGTTCTCGTCATAGCAAACTGAGGCTTCTATCTTACGCCCAGTATGAATGGACTTGCACTCAAGATGACGAAACAAAGCGTTGAAAGTAGATCGGCTGACTTCACGTCTGGCAACCAAATCAAAATAAGATTCATCGGCTTGAATGTAAGCGAATCTGCTGAACCAATCTTTCTTTTCCAATCGTCCTAACTCCTTACGTTCAACTTCAGCGATAGCACTAGCCGCATCTTGGCTAAACATGTCAGTAGGTTCGAGTTTAGCTAACGTGTCAACCATAACTGAGGCTAACAATTCCTCACGGATCCCATGCGAATGTTTCGGGCCACCTTCTGCCTGCACCCATTCAAGGTAGGTCTTACTGTCAAGATGTTGGCATGACTCATGAAAGCACATGAACGCCCGATTAACAGGATGATAACGTGCCATTGGATTGCCATCTGAGTGCGCTGTTGCGTTAATGCAGGTTACACCAACCCAGCCTTCACCATTAGCGCCCTCGATAACATCACCACGCTCAACAAGCCACGTTAAAACATCATCTTTACCATCATCGATCAGATCGATACGTTTAACTGTTGCGGTGTCTGCTTCACATGGCGTAACGCCTAACGCTTCACATATCTGAGGTAGGGTGAACTCTAATTCAGGATTAAATTTAACCAATACGGACTTAAAATTATCTCTACCAGGCTTAAGATTGACACTATCAGGAAGCCGAAAATTACGCACAGCGTTAATTGCGCCCCCATCAGTATAACCTGCATCAGCAATCGCTTTAATAGCTGCACTGAAATCTCCTTTTGTTGGTTGATCGTCAAGGCTGAAAGTATAACCGTATTGGTAGTTACCTGGTGAAGTTTCCATAATCCATGTTGGAATCAAATCAGGCATTTTTGATTTAGTTCCGACATCATCCAACACGAGAAACGCCACCAATTCACAATTGCTTGCAGAAGCACTTGGTTTGCCATCTTTAAAACGCTTAATGATAAAACTTGCCGTGTTACAGTACCAAGCACCTTTATAATCATATTTAGAAGGAAGGTAAGCAGGCCAAGTACATTTTTGCGCTCCATCAGCGTGAAAAAGATCGGCTTTAGGAACCTGCTTAACAAATAGACAGGTTTCCCCTTCCGGTGATATACTAACAAGGTAATCTATGAAGTTCATATTATTTTCCGTATCGAAACATTGTTGTTATTTCAATGTCTAATGGTATCCCCTCAGCCCAAACTGGGGGAGTACACATGACAGACATCATTCTTTTTGTAACTTCTTCAGCGTCATCTGCTTTACACTCCACAACAATCTCGTCATGAATATGTGCGATCACGTTATCTAATTGGCGTAGCGAGTATCTTAGTAGATCATTAGCAGTTGCTTGAGCGCAGTTTTCTTGTGCGATACCTTGCCACAATCGAGCGCGAGGCCATTCTTCAGCATCAGAAGCAGGTTTGAACGCTGCCTTAAGGTAAGTAACAGCGCCATCTTCTAACCGAGCAAATGGGTAACATAACACTCGCCCAGAAGGTAGAATATACCACAGGTGATTACCATCAAACAAATACGTCACTCGACCTGCCGAGAACTCGTGCCCCTTATGACGCATTGCGCTCATGTAAGCACGTTCTAACTCTTGGCCGTACGGGATGCACCAGGGGTTTGCCACGCGCCAACCATTAATCATGCGTTTGATTTGGTGTTCAGGCATCTCAAGACCGTAAATTCTAGCCATCGATGCAAACGCACCAGCTCCACCTGAATATCCTAGCGCCAACTCTTGCACCTTACCGATGAAACGTTGATCTTTAGTGACTTCTTTAACGTTAAAAGTAGACTTAGCATTTTCGACATAAACATCGCCACCGGATCGAAAGATGTCCAACTTTGCTTCCGATGCCACATGATTAGATAACCACGGATTACATCTTGCTTCAATACCTGCCCAATCAGCCACAACTAAAACACTACCTTTAGCAGGGATAATAGCAGGTCTAATCATGCCTTTCAGCACGTCTGTAACACGATTACCAAACGCACCAAGATCAGCACCTGCCATCATGGCTGAACGCACAGCAACAGGGTCTTTGGCACACACACGACTCATGTTCTGTAACTGAACGCCATACGAACTAGCACGGCCTGTCGCAGAACCGCCATTAAAAACAAACGCACCACGAACGCGCCCATCTTCAATATCTGCCAGCTCTGCCATGCGTTTAAACTTAGCTACTGATGATGCACTAATGTCATCGATACACTGAACAACATCCAGCACTTCATCAGGTAGATCAAGTTGCAGTAAAGCCGAGCGCGTAGCTTTGTTGAGCGACAGCTTGTCGTCAACCATCATCAGTTCAGGATCAACGCGGTCAGCTACCCATTCTTTTAATTTAGGCGAACGGGCGGAAGCGATGCCAGTAATGTCTTTGACTAAGGCTTGAATGTCCTCCAGTTCAGCCGTAGCGTAGCCAATAGCAGCATGGCATAACGGCACATCAATCAACAGCCCTTTATCATTAATGCGTTCATTGACATGGTAATCCAGCAGTTCATCATCAGATAATTGACGTAATGCTAAACTGACTTCACGCATAGCGCGAACGTCTTGCTCACAGTAATGAATTAACTCAGGCAATAACGCAGTATTGTACGGAGGTACGCAACATTGACGGATCAACTGCTTACCTCGATGATCTTTTTTCATCTTGGCTGACATCGCCCGTCCAATATCTTCAAGACTTCCAGGCAAGCAATTAGCCCTTGCTTGTGTAGCGGTGCAATAGAACTGCTCCAGCTCAAAGTTAATACCTAACACAAACCAAAAAATTAATCTCTCGAATACCGAATTATGTGCGCGTATCTGACCTTTGAAGTTTCTGACACGTTCAGGGAATGGTTGTTCAGGTGTCCAAGTTTGGACATCTTCATCATCAAAAGCATAAGACATGCACAACACTTCAGTGCTTCTGTCTTGACAATAATTGTAAATTCCAAATTTTTTTAGGTCACAAGCTGATTTACTTTCAAAATCAATAAACAACATGTGCATAGGTAGCTCCTTTTTTAAGTTTATAAATAGTACTTCTATTAACTTTAAAAATGGCTGCAATAGCTATATTTGATAAGCCTTCAGAAATCAATCTTTTTATAGTTAAAGCTTCTTCATAAGTAAACTTACCACTTTCATGAAGTAATCTCCTATCAGCTCTATTTTCTTTTACAGTCCCCCAAGATAAATTTAATACACAATTATTTTTAGGATTACCATCTGCATGTAAACATTCAATACGTAAGCTATCAGGATGAATAGGTTTCAAAGAAACAAAAGTTAATAATACTAAATGGTGAACGTAATAAAAAGAACCTTCAAGCCGTACAAAACAATGCCCGCTTTGCAAAACAGTTACATTTAAAAGCTTACCTTTTACAAAATATCTTCTTCTTTTGTCTGTTTCAAGTCTAATCTTACTTAATCTATCTAAAGACCTTACATTACCTAAATCACTAACTTGGTATCGGCCCTCATAATTAGGTATATCTTTCCAAATCTCATTCATAAAGCCTCTTAAAACAAAAAAGCCTTGTGCTACATTCTCACCCAAAGGCGTTGGCGGACTCGAAAGGTATCGAGCAGAATGTAGTACAAGGCTTACCTTAAAATACGCCGCCAAGCGTAATGAAATTATACCATAAAAAACCCCTCATAAAGAGGGGCTTTCTCTTTACTTAGACTGAACGTCTACGTCTGCCAGTTTCTTCTGGCACGCCATCTTCATCCTTAGTTTCGCCATCCAAACCTACCCATTCAACAACTTCAAACACCGGAGTGTAAATCTTACCGTACGCTTTGTGCTGGTAAAATTCTTTCTTCAGGTTAATAACTGGAACAGGTTTATCTTGATCGGCATCTACTTGCGTAGCTATTTCTACCGCAAGAGTCTGTACTGAACGTTTACCGCCAACTGAAGTGGTTGAGTAACGAACTTCCAAGCCTTTATCTTCACCGGATAAGCATTTTAAGCTCATGCCGACTTGAGTTTCCCATCCACGCTTACCACCAGCAGGAGCAGCGTCAAGTTCAGGCAATGGCGATGTAATACTTACCATCTTTTCACCTAAAACTTCACCTTCACCCCAGCAAATGAACCCGTGAACAAAAGAGAACGGATTAACCGCCCATGTAGAGTCTGATTCAACTTCAGATTCCCCTGCACCAAACACCCAATGACCTGTACGATCCATTTTAAGGATAGCAGAACCATTGCTTCCACCCACTTCAGTTTCCAAAGAACGAAGCGCAGTAGATAGTGAAGTAACAGAAGGAAGGTTAGAACCAGAAAAAGCAACTAAATTAGACATAATATTGTACCTTATTGAAGTTTAGTAAGAGCAGCAGACAACTGTTGCCCGATTAACAGCACAGCAGGACGAGGATCGTCTACATGTGCCATTGTATTACCCGATGAAATTGAAACGGTTGATCCTTCTGGTAAAGGCTGTTTAAGCTTCTTGAGCTTCTTTTCAGCCTGAGCAGGAGAGATAAACGATGCTTCCATCACATCAGATTCTGTTAAGCCAGTTGCAAGCAAGGCTTTCTTAGCCTCAACTTCATCTGACCATTTACGGGTTGACCTTTTGGCAACCAGTTTGTAATTCGGTAAATCACGGCCTGATTCTAGCATAGTGAACGCTAAAGCCCGCAAGTCTTTTATCCATTCTTCCAGAATCTCAGCGTTCTGAAGGTACGCATCTATGGTAGGCGCGTCTATCGCATCTATCTTCACTTTCAAAGCGCGATCAACTGCGCCTGTCATTAGCGGGCAGGTAGGTTTAGCCGCACACCATTTACAGTGAGAACCTTCCCTAAGCGGTGCGTCAAGTCTTTGCGAGGCTTTAACAGCACTTAACAACTGCTGTTCAAATGCTTTAATACGTTCTACAGTTGTTACCCAACGCTTAATCATCGGAGGCTGGATAATGATTAGCTCGACTTCTTTTATATCTTTAAACGCCCACTGAGCCTTCTCAGTACGCATAGCCGCTGCCGCGTAGAACATTAGCTGTTCATTTTCTTTTGCTTCTACGATAACGCCATTGCCAAACTTCCAATCCAAGACAATAGCACGATCATGTACACGACCAAGCAGATCGCAGCTGCCAAATACATCAGGCATGAAATCACCGAAATTAACTTCAACTTCGACTTCATAAACCATTTCATTTTCTGGATCAACTTCATCTAGTAACCCCAGTGCGACATTGATTTTTTCATCGATTAAGTCTTGAGTCAGTATAACATCTTCATATTGATCCCCGACTACCGGCTTTGTACCAATACCTAAGTATTCAGCAATAGTATTATGAAGAAGCGTACCTTCATCAGCATAAGAGCTGGAAGGCTTTTCAGGTGCTTCATTGCACAGCTTGACTGAGCCTGGGCAGTTGATAACACGTTTGGCAGTAGAACCACCAACAATTTTTGAGTGTGCCATTAAATTATTCTCGTTTCGTTTAAAGTGAATATATTATTTCACAAAAAAATATATTGTACAAATGTTTTTTACAGTGATAAGCTATAACCTCACTAAACGAAACTGGAATACTCAAATGAACAAAAATACAATGATCGCAATAGCAGCAGCAATTTCTTTTATTTCTGGAGGATTAGCTATTAATAAACTTTCTAATAATGAATCTAGTGTAATCCACAAAACTCGCAGCGGATCATTCATTATTCAAAAAAATTTAAAAGGCGAGGAACAAATATATCAGGTGTTGGAATTGCCTGGTAATGTTCCCAGCTTTGTAACTCCAAGAGATTAAATGTTAGAACGTGACATTGAAAAATATTTTAAATGGATAGTTGAAGTGAACGGAGGAAAGACGTATAAATTCACTTCACCTGCACATCGAGGTGTAGCAGATCGGATTGCTTGCATGTCAGATGGCACAACTTGGTTTGTGGAACTTAAAACAAAAGGGGGTAGATTATCAGAATTACAAAAACTATTTGCACAAGAAATGATAAGGCTTAACCAAAACTATGCGTGTCTTTGGACAATAGAACAGATTGATAATTGGGCAATAGAATGTTTGGGATTACATATTTAATTAGATTGATTATATGTTTAGTAATTTTAACGGTCATGCTACCGCTGGCCATCATTAATTTAGGGGTAATGAAATGGAAAGAGAAATAGATCAAGACATAGACTGGTTGTATGCACAAACAGTAAAAGGAGGACTTAAACGTCCAACTGAGAAGCAGGAAGATGAATTTGATTATCTAGTGAGCCGATACAGACGGTTGTTAGGCTTAACTGTTTCATCAGCCAGAACACGAGCTTTCAAAGAAGTTATGATGTAATTAACTTTCCCACCGATAAACTTATGGAGTTATCCAATGCCCGACAAAAAGATGGTTGGAGGTAAGCACTACTTATTACCGATCCAACCCGTTACTTACATCCATGCTAACAATCTACCGTTTATGGAAGGCAACATCGTAAAGTACATCACGCGTCATCGAAGTAAGAATGGCGCAGAAGATATAAAGAAAATCATACACTACTGTGAACTAATCCTGGAGCTTGAATACAATGAATCAACGAGATAAACAACGAAAAAGATGCCTTGAATATTACCATAAGAATAAAAAAGCCATACACGAACGCGTTATGCTAAAACGCAAAATGGATCGTTTAAAAGCTAATGTTGTAATTCCTCCAGTACCTCAAAAAAGCATCACCAAGAAAGAAATAATGGCTTTAATTGGCATTAAAGCATTGATGCTCGATAAGATCGTGAAAGACCCTCGCTATTGTATGCCTAAGCATGTCGCCACCCATATTGACGGATCAATTCTATTCAACCGAGCCGAGATCATGGATTGGCTTCCTTATATCAGAGAAGTCTGCGCGTTCATGTATAAACGTCCTCCGATCAAATTAACTGGCATGGCCGCCTCAATAGTTGAGTTCATGCGTCGCAGTAAAGACATGGAATTGTATTGTGATGAAATTAGACGCAGAAACATGGATGGGAGGATAAATAATGGCTAGAGATGTTGATTATGCGCTTGTACTACAAGTGCTTTATAGCAAAGGCTATAGTTTAGCCAGTATATCCCGATTGACTGGCGCAGCAGTAAGTACATTGAGCAATGTTAAACAAGAATTAAAAAATGCCCCTGAATCATGGCATGATGGTTGGGAAGGTTTGTCAATGCAAGAATATTACCGTAAAGCAACAGGTGAAGCACCGCCCCGTATCGGGGATTACATTGAACTAGGAGATTATTGTGAAGATGAAGTATCCATTGCCAAATGAAAATGCCAGATGTCTTGGTAGCAACTGCGATAAGAAAGAAAACTGCGCTAGGTATTTAAGTATAGAGGTAGACACTAAAGATTATTTTTGGCATGGAGATTTTAAAAAAGAATTAAAACAACATGAGTGTGATTTTTTCATAGATTTTAGGGAGGAATTACTATGAGCATTGAGAAAGAGGATGTCAAAAACAAAAAGTATTTAAAAGCAATTTATGATAAACAAAGAGTACCCAAAAAACCTAATGAATCAGCTTTTTATGAAAGAGTTATTCCTGTAACTGAGTCTGGTTGTTGGTTATGGGTAGGAAAGGTTAGCAATGTAAGGTGTGGAGGTTATGGTGTGTATAACGGCTATACCATGCACAGATTTTCTTACGAATTGCACAATGGCGATATTCCTAAAGGTTTATGTGTTTGTCATAAATGCGATGTTCCTTCATGTGTAAACCCATCTCATTTATTTTTAGGAACGCATAAAGAAAATATGAAGGATATGCAAGACAAAGGAAGAAAATGGAGTGGCATAGTTATGCGGAAAATAGACGGGTTACCAGCATCTGCAAAACTAACACCAAGCATAGTTAAGGAAATAAAAAACCTATTAACAGATGGTATGTCTCAAAATCAGATAGCAAAAATTTACGGAGTTACACAAAGCACAATTAGCTTTATTAAAAGAGGTGCGACATGGCAGAACGTGTAAGCCGTGAAAGAGAGTTACTTAAAAGAGTTATATCTGGCGACAATAAAGGTGATTTCTTTATCAGTTATGATCTATACAAAGAGATTTATGAATTTCTCGCCCAACCTGAGCAAGAACCTGTGGCTTGGATGTCGCTCAGTGATATTGAATGGATGAATATTGTTAATCACCCAAAAATACTGGAATTGACAGACGGAAGGCATAACTCGGAAGAAGCGGTTAATCTTGCAGTTAAAATGACTGAGGAAAAGTGCAAGAAAAATAACTCAGATTCAATACCAAAACGTGAGCCTTTGTCTTATGAGCATCTTGAGGATTTAGTAGATAAGTATCATGGCTATCCGATGACGTTGGGTAGAGCAATAGAAAAAGCACACGGCATTGGAGGTGGGGAATGAGTAAAGAAATAAATGATCTTAAGCAACAAATAATGTGGCTACAGAATCAAAATGCTTTCCTTATAAATAGACAAGAAGCCCTCCGTGACCATTTTGCAGGACTTGCAATGCAATCGCTTTATTTATCTAATACAAGATGGGAAGCAACAGGAGAAGAACGTGATGAAGAATCTGTAGCACTAATCAAAGAACTTGCTTGTGATGCTTACCATCTGGCAGACGCAATGATCGCAGAGAAAGCGAAAAACGTTTTTAATGAATCAAACAAAAACAATTAAAGAAATACGTTATTTATGTAGAATTAACGGTTTATCATTTAGAAAAAGTATTACCTCTTTTAATAACAAACCGCTCTATTATTTTATCAATAGAGAAACGGGCGCTGTTGTGTTGTCTAATATGACTTTATCAAGCGCATTAGACAACGCAGAAAAAATAAATGAGATCATCAATAATGAAACCAAAAATTAAACGAGTAGGACGATTTTGGGTATGTGGAGGGCCTTACGAAATTGCAGGGTATGGACGCACGCCTTGTGAAGCTTATTTAAATTGGAGAAACCAATGGTTTTAAGACCTTATCAGGATGAAGCTGCTGATTTCTTGTACAGCCGTGATCGAGCGATGATTCTTGCACCTGTTGGTGCTGGTAAAACAGCCATCACTCTAACAGCTATGCAAGCGATGATACAGGACGGGCATGTTAAACGATTCTTAGTGCTTGCGCCTAAACGTGTGTGTACTGACGTTTGGAGGCAGGAAGGGCTTAAATGGGCTTCTAACATATTCATTGAAATAGCTATTGGAACTGCTAAGAACAGAATAGCAGCGTTTAATTGCGCTGCTAATGTAATCGTTACCAATTACGATAATCTGTTATGGCTTTGCCGTGAACGTCCAGACTTGCTTCAAGGCTTTGACGGCATCGTTTTTGACGAGCTGACACGTTTGAAGAACCCGTCTGGATCACGTTTTAAAGCCTTGTTCAAAGTGATAGACCTGTTCAAGATACGTTGGGGTTTGACCGGATCGTTTACTAGCAATGGTTTAGAAGATGTGTTTGGACAATGTAAAGTAGTAGACCAATCATTGCTAGGCAGAAGCAAAAACGCTTTCCTACAGCAATATTTTGTTCTGATGAATCGTGATTATGGTGAATGGGCTGCACGGCCTGATTCCTTACCTAAGATTATGAAAACTATCAAACCAGCTACCTATCTATTGGATGCAGGAGATTACGCTGATCTGATGCCACCTTTGCACATGGTTGAGATTAAGTGCCAAATGGATATGGAACACTATAATACTATGAAGAAGGATTTAGTTGTAGCGTTTCCCAGTGCAACTGCGGTTGCAACTAATCTTGCAGTAGTGACGGGTAAACTTCAGCAAATGAGTTCTGGGTTCGTTTATCATTCGACAACTACACCCAGTAAGTCGCCAGGTAAATTTAATATTTCCACACAATCAATATGGTTTTCTAGTCATAAATTCGATAGATTAGAAGAATTGCTTGCAGAAAATCAAAGAGATTGTACAATGATTTTTTACATGTACAAGGAAGAACTTGAAGAACTCAAACGAAGATACCCTCACGCTCAAACATTAG